GGCCTTCACCATGGCGTTGGCGTAGGTGTCGAACCGCTCCCGCTGGTAAAGCTGGGGATAGTTCCATTCCTCCAGCTTCCGCACCGGATAGGTGCCGAAGTTCACCTCGATGGCGGTCAGCGCCGTATTGTAGTAGCGGCCCAGACAATACACCTGACGGGCGTAAAGGATCTCCGATTGACGCTGCTGCAATTCCGCCACCTGCTCGCCGGTGCGGTTGTCCAGCACGTGGGCCGTGAAGCAGTCGCTGCCCTCGCCCGCCGTGTCGCCGCCCAGCACATAGGGCACGCCCTTTTCCGGCTCCTTCCAGATGCGGACGGCGCCGTCGGCGGCGGGGGTGAACGTCCAGTTCCGGGGCTTCTCGCCCTGCTCCTCCACCGCGTCGTAGGTGAACCACCCTGTGGTGATGGGCTCCGGCGCGTGCATCTGCTGCACACTCAGCGCCTGATTGTCAAAGAACGGCGTGCCGCTCAGCAGGAAGGCCTCCGCCGGGGTGTTGGGGTACTCCTGCCGGAACTTGTCCACGCTGCTGCCGCAGTTGGCCCGGATGCACCACCGCCGCCATTGCAGCTGCTCCTCGTCCAGTCCGAAATCCCGCTGGAGCTGCCGCTCCTCCTCCGTCCACTCCGTGCCGGGCGGCACGGCCATGCGGTAGCCCTTCTCCAGATACCACGGCAGGAATACCGGGATCCATTCGTTGGTGCCGTTCTCCGCCCCGTCCCAAAGCTCCTTGAAGTGGTCATAGCCGTTGGCGGTGGATTCGATCACCACCATTGTGCTGGGGTCATCGGGGACGGACTGCATGATGCCCAGCAGCAGATCCATCTTGTTTTTGGGCCAGAAGGCGTATTCCGAGATATGTACGTTGGTCAGCGTCTCGCCGCGTCCCACGCTGCCGCTGCCCGCCGTCTGGCACCGGATGGAGCTGCGCAGACCCGGCCGCCGGGCCTTGACCCTCTGGTCTCTGGTGGGATTCTCAAAGGCCAGTTCCTTGGCGTTGGAGTTCTTCCGCATGGGCTGCATCCGCCGGGGCAGGCAGTCGTAGAAGAGCTTGTTCATCTTGAACAGAGCGCGGGTGGCGTCGCTGTTGTGGGCCACGATCAGCGTCTTGACGTTGGGCCGCGTTGCCGCGTCCTGAAACATCAGCGCTTCCGTCACCGTGGAGATGCCCTCCTGCCGCCCTTTCAGCACAATGATGCGGATGGGCTTGCCCAGAGCCGCCTGCTGCCGGATCACGGCGTACAGGTTGCTCTGGGCTTCGTTGAACCGCAGCGGCACAAGCTCCTGCTTCTTGGTGCGGATCATCAGCAGGTTTTCACAGTATTCTTTCGGATTCCGCAGATTCATGCCGACGATCCCTCCTTTTGTGCTTTGTATGGCGGGGCGTACCCCAGGGGCACTTGTTTCACTGCGTTGGGGACGCTGCCCCCTACGCTCCGTCTATCGGTGTCCGCTTCGTAGGGGCGGGGTTTACCCCCGCCCGCACGGACGACCGCACGGACGACCGCAAGGGTCGCCCCTACGCACAGGCCATCGGTGGTTTCTCTGTAGGGCGGGGTGCCCTCACCCCGCCGCCTGTGTTGCGGCGGTTTGCTGGGCGGCCTGATCCTGTTGCGGTGCCCAAAATTTCCACGCTGCCTTACGGCGGGCGCTCGAAATTTTGACCGCGGCCACTCGCTCACCTCGCTTCATCTGCCACAGGCAGCGCTCGGATCGCTCCCCTCATGCCGCCGCGTACTTTACCCAAGCCCCAGCGTTTTCAGCGCCTTTTCAAGCTCTGCCGCGTTGCGGACGCGGTGTCCCTCCACAAAATGCCCGCACGCTTCGGGTGGAACGTCGCCCCGTGTCAGCGGCGCGGCCAGCGTGGCAAAGTCGCATAGATATGGGTCGTGCCCCGTCTGCCCGTAGTTGTGCCGCCATACGCATTTATAGCACCGGTTTTCATGTCTTTTCTTCATGGTTCGCTCCTCGCAGATCTTCCCGTCATGGTGCCGTGCATAACCTGATGGATGCTACGGCGGCATAGCCGCCGAGATCGGAACTAAAAACATGCCACCGGCATGTTTTCTTAACGTTCCGACGCCATACGCACTTGTAGCAGCGGTTCTCATGCTTCGTTTTTTTCATAACCCATTCCTTCCAGTGCGTCGCACACGGCCCGCAAAGCCCGCTGGGAATCCCGCAGGGCGAACTGTGCCGCCCGCAGCGCCTGTATCGTCTTTTTCTGGTCGCCCGGCCCGGTCGCGGCGTTCTCGGCCATCTCGCAGGTGTTCCACCGGTGGCCGCAGTCCCGGCACGCCCGGCGTCTCCGGATACGGTTGCCCTGAAGCGGTCGTGAATCCACACAATACTGGTTCCCGCTCCCGCACACCGGACAGGTCATGTCTTATCCTCCGGCGCAGCTGCCCGGATACCGGCATACAGCACGCCGTTCAGCATCTGATAGCGGATCAGGCCCTTTCTCTCCAGCTCCTCCATCAGCGCCGCCCGCGCCTTCCGGCGCACCTCCGGCCCGATGATCTCCGGCTTGTCCGCCGACAGCGGGTCACAGATCAGATTCCCCCACACAGTAACGATTTTTCCTTTCATGGTCAGATACCTCCAACGATTTGATATACCCCGCCGCAATATTCTCAAGGAAGATATTCAGCGGCTGGGAAAACACGATTCCCGATGACACATAGCTCACAGAAAAATGAACATCCTTCATTTCCTGTGGATGCTCCGGGTCGCTTACGTCCAGCATGGCCCGTCCCGCCTCACACGGCAGAATAGCCACGCGCCCGGCCGCGTCGGCATCCATCAATTCGATGATCCGCTTGATGGTAACGCCTTTGCCTATGGCTTCGTCCTCGAACTTCTTGTATTCGGCACACATCAGGGGCGTCACCGTCGTATCTTCATAGGCCGCCACACGTTCCAGCAGCTCACGGACGCCCTGCGCATTGACTTCGCAAGCAATCTGTCCAGTCTCATACTCGTTCGATGTGCCGATGTAGGTAACGACGCCGTTACACCTCTTTGTCAGTCGTTTCATTTCCCTGCCGCCTCCCATTCTTCCTTCCCGACGGTCTCCCACCGGTCCCGCGTGCTGCCGTCATCATAAGTGGTGCGGTACAGCACTTCATACACTTCTTTGTGATGTACGGTCTTGACCTCCGGCACCAGCGCAAATGCACCTTCAAACAGGTTGTACTTGTACTGATAGTCCGTCTCAATGCTGTCATAGGCGGCGGTGTACCGCCGGTCTATGGCTTCCCGGCTGACCTCTGACCGCTTCGATGCTTCATAGCACCCGGAGATGATAGCCAGCACAGCCAGCAGCAGAGCGGCAAACAAAACGATCCGTCCGGCGCTTTTCATGCGATCCCTCCGATCTGCTGGCTCAGGGCCTGCATGGCCCGGCTCAGCTTCTCCCGCTCGCCCTCCGGCTGCTGCCGCAGCAGCTCCGCCAGAGCGTTCACGTTTGCCACCGTCTGGTCGAACAGCGTCTTGAACTTGATAAGGCTCTCGTTGCCCGATGCCGCCAGCTTCTTCCGGGCGGCGTCCGCTTCGGCCTTGTAGCTCTTGGCGGCATCCAGCGCCGCGATCTTCTCCTTGTCGGCAGCGGCGGCCTGCTCCTCGGCCTTCCTCAGGCGCTCCTGCGCTTCCGTCAGCGTCTTTTTCGCCTTTTCCACCTGTGCGGCCGCAGCCTTCTCCGCTTCAAGGCGGGCGGCGGCGATCTGCTCCGCGCTGGCGTCCACCGTCTGCACCGCCACCTCCACCGGGCGGCTGCGCAGCTCTTCCAGCTCCTTCCGCACGCGGGCCAGCTCCGCCTGCGCGGCAAGCGCGGTGTCCTTGGCTTCCTGAATGTCAGCGGCGGCTTTCTGCGCCTCCTCCCGTGCGGCGTTCCGCTCGGCGATGGCCTTTTCCAGCTCCTTCACCGTCATGTCGGCCACGGTTTTTTCCTCGCCGTTCACACTGTGCGTTCCGGTGGTGAAATCCTCCCGCTCAGATTCCGGCAAAGCCAGTAATACCAATGCTTTGGAGATACTCAAATCCGCAGATAATGCGGATTTGCCGTACTCTTTCCAAAGCCGCATATACTGCTGTGCGCTGCGCTCGGAAAAGGCCACCTTTTCCTCCAGCCATGGCAGCCATTCCCCGTGGGAAAGCTGCGCCTTTGCCTCCGCCAGCCGCTTGCCGATCTCCAGAATGGCGCTCCCGGCCTGCCGCTTGTAGAAGTTGATCTCCTCGGTGATGACCTCGATGTCCCGCGCCGGCACCTCCGGTGCTTTCCCGTCAAATGACTCACTCAGCGCCGCGCCCTCGGAATACCCCTCCGGCACCACGTCCAACATGTCGTACATACTCATGCCACATCCTCCTTGTGTTTCTTTTTCGGCAGTTTGGGTCTGCCATCCTTATAGCGCTTGCTGCCGGCGTTCAGCCATTCCAGCCATTCGTCCAGAAATGCCCCATACAGTTTCCGGGCCGGTATGCCCTTCGGATTTTCCGGGCAGCTCACGCGATCGTTGCGATACCCGTAAACCTGCCGGATCGTATTTCCGTCCATTTCAATTGTGACCAGCGGCACATGGGGCTTGTCCCGCCGCCGGAGAAACAGGATCGTCGTCTTGCCTGACAGGTGGCGGTCAGCATAGCCGCCCACGCAGTGCTCCAGCCGCTTGCCCTCCTCCACGATCTCCCCGGCGTTGACCGGTGCGCGGATCAGGAGCGTGTCGCTCCAATAAAGGTATCTGGCGGTCAGCTTTGGCAGCCGCGCCTTGTATTTTGCGTTCGCTTCTGAATCGCGGCGGTTTGCGCAGATCGCGCTCCATGCCGCCGTTACCGTGTCATGCTTCGCCCAGAAGTCTTTCGGCAGCAGATGGATGGTATTGCTCAGATCCAGCCCGCACCCATCCGCCGCCGTGATGTAATCGGCATAAGCGGAAAGTGCGGCGTTATTACTCCAGTGGGTTTTCCTGTGATGCCGTATCTTCTCCAAATAGGACATCAGCTTCGGGATCCGCAGTCCATAACGTTTCATTCTCGGCAGAAGGACACGCAGCGTGCGGTCGTCTGCGCAGTCCGCCAGCGCCGCACACTCCTCCGGTGTCGGTGCTTGTGTCATATCATGCAGCGCCCGATAGATACGCAGCGCCACCAAGGGCTGATCGCTTTCCCTCGTGATCGCGTCCAGCTCCTTCACGCCGCACCCAAGAAACGCCGCCGGTGTATTGGCGTTCCACTTCACAGCGGCGGCGTTCTTTACGCCCCGCCCTGCCAAGTCCCGGACAGCATCCTGCAGGCCCAGCTTCACCAGCCATTCGACCTGCTTCGGATAAAAACAGGCCGCCGTCAGCAGCTCTATAAAGTCGTCTCTGGCGATCCTCACCTGTTCCAGACGGCACCAGCGCAAGGCGCTTTTTTGCAGCTCCGGCAAGCCGATCATGTCATAGCTCTTGCCCAACTCACTGCAAAATCCATAGGGCGAGTGGATATGCCACATACTGCCCTTATGACCGGCATTCTTCCCCGGTGTATCCTGATAGCTGTAGTCAAAGGGGCCGTCGCTCCACCATACCCGTGTGGCCGTTTCTACCTTTCCCGGCGTGAAGCGGTAAACGCCCAGCAGCTTTACCTTCGGCAGCATGGTCAAAACCGGTGCGTTGGTCAGTAGCTCCTTGCCTTCATAATCCTTGAAGCAATCCCACGCTGTGGCCCACAGCGCTCCGCGCCATTGCCGCAGCACCACCGCCCGCTGGTATTCCCAGAGGTTTTTCCTCCGGCCGCTGTAGCGCAGCTCCTTCACCGTGACTTCTTTGCCGCAGTATGGGCACCTTGCCCGCATCTTCGGCGGCGGTGAGTTGTCCCAACTGTTTCTCGGCTCCGGTGTGTGCGGTGCGCTCAGAATACGCAGCTCGTCCGCGTTGTCAGTATCCGGCCTGATAAAGACATGCTTCCGGCAGCAGGTCGTCCATACCTCGCCGGTACTGTTCCGTTTGAAGAGAAACGCCCGGAACAGGGCGTTAATGGCCAGTTTTTCCGGCTCGTTCAGTTCCGGGGCCAAACGAACCAGCTCGTCCGCTCTTTTCCTGCTGTCCATGGCCATCACCAGAAGTCGGTCAGATCCAGCGTCACAGCCTTAGCAGGTGCAGCCGCCGGAGCTGCCTTTGCGTCGCTCTCGCACAAAGCGATCCGCATTGTCATGGTCACATCGCAGCCGGGAAAATAGAACGCCGCCGCTTTCTGATAGGCTTTCAGGTCGCTGATGCAGCTCCCCACGCCCTCGCATACCTTTTTCAGGCAGTCCTGAAAGCTGCCGCCCTGTACCACCGCTTGGGCAAATTCCGCGTCCTGACGGCAGAACTCCTCCAAGGCAGCGCGTACCTCACGTTTAATGACGCTCTCCTTCTGGCCGGTCACTTTCTTTTCTTCCTCTGCCAGCTTTTTCAGCGCCGCGGTGAGAAAATCATAGTTGCTCATACCAATATCCTCCTCTTTTCGTTACGCTTCCGAACTCTTCCGGATGTAATGCCGCTGCCAGTAGCGCCGCTCGGCAGCCTGCGCGTTCTGCTCCTCGGTGGCGCGGATCAATTTGCATGGCTCGCACTCCACGCCGGGCGCGTTGAAATGCTTCCCGCACCGGCAGCACACATTGCGGATCACCACGGTTTTCCGCACCAGCTCGCACTGGCAGAAGATCTTCGCCCATGGCACGTCCCAGAACTTCGCCGCCTGTACGGTGGCCTGTTCCCAGTCCGCCGCCACCACCGGCACCTGCACATGGCCCGGCGCTTTGATGAACCACAGATATTCCTTCGGCTTTGTCGCCATGATGTTCACCTCCTTTCCTGTCATTGCGAGGAGCGCAGCGACGTGGCAATCCGTCACTCCTTCATCGCTTTCCGTGATTGTGCTGGTGCCGGTAATACTTGTCCCGCTGCTGCTTCACGCCGGCATCCAGCATGTATTTCTTCTCTGCCTGCTCGGCCCGCAGGTCGTAGAGCTTGTCCCGTTCCGCCCGCCATTCGGCGTAGCCGTGAGGGCAGCGCATCGTGCAGCCCGCGCCCCTGTCCGGGCAGTCCTTCACGCATGGGCTGCCGTGATAGCCTTGGCCGCTCACTTCCGGCCCTCCAGCTTGTCCACTAGGCGGAGGACGCCGCTGGCCAGCTGCCACGCGCCCACGATCAGGCAGATGTACGTCAGCGCCGTCATACGTCCACCGCCCCCATCAGCATTTCATCCCATGTGGCGATCCGGTCACTGCCCGCCACCTGCACCTGATACTGCCAGAAGCCGTTTTTCTTTGTGGCCCGCAGCACGGTGCCCTCCGGCGCGTGCCCGCCGTTCTCCTCGCAGGCCCTTGGCGCGAAGTTGGCCACTCGCTCACCCTCCGAAAACCGTGCGCCCCGGTTCTTTTTCTTCCTGCCCATCTGATGTCCTCCTTTTGTGTATGTAATTTGATTGCTCCTGTCATTGCGAGGAGCGCAGCGACGTGGCAATCCGTTTCTTTCACTGTGCAGCTGTTTCCGGCTTCTCCTCCACCGGGTAGAAATGCGCCTGCCCGGCGAACCGCACGTTCAGCAGTGTCACGTTTATCATCGTTGCCAACCTGCGCCGCTGCTCCGGCGACAGCGTGTCCACATCCGTCTCCACGCCGTTCACCTTCACATACGCCTTTACTGTGATCGGCGGCCGTTCCTTCTTCGCCATGTCAGTTTGCTCCTTCCTCCATTTTCTTGGGATGATAGGGATCTGAAATGTCCCAGTCCTCCCACTTCGCCAGCATCTCCGCCAGCGCTTCCGGGCGGCACTTGTATGCGCCCAGCTTCAAAAACGGCAGCAGCCCGCTCTTGCGCAGCTCATGCACCTTGCCCTGATTGACGTTCAGGGCCGCCGCCACCTCCGGCACAGTCATCAGCCGTGGGAGTTGTTCTTTCACCGTTTCCATATGTCATTCTCCTCTTCCCTCGGCGA